GCTTGGCAATAGATTCACCAGAAAGGTGACTAAGTGGGTAGTCACCGTTGGCATTAGCGCTGCTAGCGGCCAGTACGGCTGTTTTGCCATAGCGGCTAATGAGTTCAGCGGGAGCCGTGCGGGGGTAGTCGATTTGACCATCGGGCAAGGTGCAGGGCTTTGCAAAGACGCAGCCGGCAGGTGGTGCCAGCGGCGCTGCTTTCTTGGGTTCTTCCACGTCCAGAACAAGTGGACGTGGCGGTTGTTTATCGAAATCGCCGTTGTAGGGCGGAGCGGGTGGCTCCTTTCGCTCGTCTCTGTTATTCGGGACGTAGCCGCTCATCTATAAATCTTCCTTGAAAAGGCGAAATGATACGCCGTGGTGATGGTCAGTCCATGTGCATTGTCACGCTTTGCAGGTCAGCCTAGTTTGTATCTCATGGCGATTTTGCAAGATTGAAGTCACGCAACTTTGCTTCTGACTTATAGCGCATGGTTATGGCTGGGCTTTAGCCCGTCCCAGTGAGAGAAGCAAGGTGCGACACCAGAGCGGCTGACGCAACTGCAAAGCTGGGCACTACAAACCGCCGAACGCATCGGCCACAACAAGGCTGCCGTGGCGCTGGCGAACAAACTGGTAAGGATCTGCTGGGCGGTGTGGTGCCATGAACGGCGGTTTAGCGGTAACTGGCACAGCACAAAACCCGCCTGACGGCGGGGGAATATGAAGTGAGTGTCTAGTGGTTGTGGTGAGAGGCGAGACTGTCGGAACAGGCGAGTCCTGCAGCGGAACAAGGCCGATAACAATCATGATCTTCGCGATCGCTTGAACGCTTGGCCCCCGCTGCGCGAACTACAGAATGGCCAGGGCAGTGCCCAGAACAGGCCGGATATACGAATGCAACCGCGCTGACGACAGGATCGAAAAAGCTATTCCTCACTGCTTGTGGGGAGAGTCCATATACCAGTTGTTAGGGCTTGCAGTTACTATGATTTTAATAATATGTGGCGCCTTGGATTTCACCAGTGCCGAGTTCAAACTCGCTGTGTGCTTCTAATAGTGATGAGTTGTGTATTGCTTGGCTAATAATTCTTAGCTCATTTCCGGATAATAGCTTTCTGGTTAAAATGGTTTCATAATGCGCTGGCGGTAGATAGGCGTGATAGACCAAGAATAAATCAGATGCAACGATTTCCAATATGGCCTCAAGTGCTGTTTCGCACTCAGTTCCCGAGATATAGATGTATTTTCCTATTTCGGCTCGACTTAGATTTTTAGCCCTTTCCCAAAGTATATAGCTATCACCGTTCTCTAGCCCACATGCGGGTAACTCAAATTCGGTTCCGCTTTTATATGACTCAATAGCGTCCAAGAGCGAAGTGCAAGATGATACTTTAAGTCTGAATTTCTCCCCTGGCCTTGTTGATATTTCCAGTTTTCCACCAATTATGAAACTCTTGAATATCTCACTCGGTCTATCCGTCCACCCATTTAGTTCAGAGTGAGGCGGCTGCCATAAAAGCTCTACAAATCCTATTGGGGAGTAACCTTCATTCCAAGTTAGCTCAATAGGGTAAGAATTTCCAACTTTAGGAACTATGGCTTCCAGATCAATTCTTTCATTCCAACTGAGATCCCAGCATAACTTAGACCATTGCATACTTTGGAGTATTTTTCTCAT